GCGCGAATCATGTCAATGGGTATATGTTCCCACATGACAACCTTTGTTTGTTCTTTATTCCAAGTTCCCTTAACGGCAAAACCTCCGAACAATTCCCCGTCGAACGCCAGCCGTTCGGAAATTTCATTCATGTCGAAATCCGACCATTTATTGTCGATGAATGGTTGAACCATTCCGGTCACGATTTGAACACCCCCGCCAGCAATGTAATGCGTTTTGTTTTTAATTATTCCTTGATGGTATGCCGACCCGTTGTAAAGGTCCGCCAAAAAAAACGGGTAATCATTTTTTTTTCCCCATTTCACGAACCCCAAAGAACGGTCCTTTTCTTCGTCCGGTTTTTGGAAATCTTTTCGAAATGAAATGGAGGTTAATTTATTATTCATATATGTTAAAATAAATCGGTGAATCGTATTCGTAACTTGGGGAATCCGCTTCGATGACGTGCGCGCGTCCCGTTTCAACCAACCCTTGAGAATTCACGGGGTCAAGGTTGCCCGGTGACGATTGTTGGTAAATGTTATAAATGTAATAACCTTCGTAAATGAAATTCACGTCAACGCCATCAATCAAAACAAATTCGTCGTACCTTGGAATCCCTTGTGAAATGTTGGTCAAGACACAAGTTTGGTTGTCAAACGATTGTTCATGAATGAACTCAAATAGATAGTTCGGATTCGGGATCGTTGTCAATTCCGTCACCGTCACGATCAACGGTGTTGTTCCGTTTTTTTGTATTTTTTGCATTCTCTTTTTTTACCAAGTTAGGTTTTTCGAATTCGAAAATGTCAATGATTCCCATCGACAAATAATCGTCCCCTTTTCCAGCTTCGATTTTGACGTACCTTTGTAGATTTGGCGCCCAAACACGGCAACCAATCATTTCGCTTTTTATTTTCATGAATCAAATATATAAAAAAAAGGGACGGGACAAAGCCCATCCCTCAAATTTAGTTAGTTCAACGATTAAATTGACGGTGATTGTTGCGCTAACAAGTTATTGTAAAGCGTTGCGTTCACGTCTGGAACTTCGTCGTTTTCCATTCCTCGTAAAACAATAACGTGTCCTTTTCGGTCGCTTTTCAAAACTCCGGACGTGTATTCGTTGGCATCCGCAACTTGCAATCCTTCGCCTAATCCAAGCGCTACAATTGTTCCGTCGGCATTTTCAACCAAACAAACACATTCGTTTTGCGCGAGCAAATGAATTTCACTTCGCAATTCTTTTGAATCGGACGCAAGGATCATTGACAATTCGTGTTCGTACCAAAGTGTACCGTTGTTTTTGTCAACGCGAACTGGCGCCGTGTAGCTTGATAAATTTGACTTTAACTTGTAAAGGAATGTTTCGCCAGTTACGGTTAAAGATGTTAGTTCATTTGTAGCCGAAACAACCGCGCCCGATGTTGCACCCAAAGGAAACAACAAAACGCTTTTGATTCCGCCTTTTCCGTTTGTACAAGTTCTATCGTTGTACCCGGTTGTCATATTACAAGACATACTATTTTTATTTTTTTAAGTTTAACAAAGGGGGGACGAATCCCCCCGTTTTAATTACGATATTTGTTCGAATGTTCCAACTTGGTCAAGGAATGGTACTTGAACGCCAGCGCGGAATTTAGAACGTAAATAAATTACATCGTCGTCGAAGCTATACCACAAATCGTAAGATTCGAAATCGCTTGACAAGTCGGTTCCAAAATAGAAATGTGAAGCGCGACCGGTGTAAATTTTGGTAGTCCCGTTCAATCCGTTCAATTTAACAACCCTCATGTTTGTTCCCGGTAACATGATTTCATTCATTGTTCCGATTTGTGCGGGATTGTAATGGAACATATTCAAGTCAACCAAGTTTTTCAATAGGTAGTTGAAATTGCTTCTTGATGTGAAACAAATAAAATCTTGACCTTCTGCGATGTTTGACGGCGTGTTGGTGAACGCTTCGTAGAAAATGTCAAACGCGTTTGTTGCGTCGATTGTAACGGCGCCGAATGTAGTGTTCAAGTCAACACAACCATTCGCAACAGTTAAGAATGAATTAAATCCATTCATGAACGCAAGGTTGCCCGTACCGGAAACTTTGTCCCCTTGCCAAATTAGTTTTTCAAGTTCGAACGCGTGTAATTCCAAAAGGTAGTTGATTAAAACTTGTTCGAATGGTAAGGTTTTGTCCTCAGCCATTGCACCCGGACGCAATGCTAATTGTGTCCAAAAACCGGCAAGGTCTTTTTGACAAAATCTTTTCAAATATCCGATTGTTTCAACGGAAATTTGACGATCCGTGAAAATGGTATCACCACTTGGTGACATGGAACAATCGCCAGTTTGATAAACGATTGAATCGTTTAACAATTTTAGGTCCTCGGTTCCTTTAATTCCTTGTTGAATCGCAATGTACGAAAGCGTTTGCGCTTCAGTTACGGAACGGTGAATAAGGTCTTCGCGTTGGTCGTCAACGTAAGGCGCTAACCCGTTTACATCATAATCGAAATTCGATTTTACATACTTTTTAATAGACATTTTTATAGGTTTTTATAAGTTTTTAAAAATTGTTGTTTAGCAGTTAGGTTGCCAGTCCTCGCGAATTTTTCGCTTTCTTTTGTTTCAATCGACGGCATCGCCTTGAACGATTCGAAATCATTTCGCATTGTGGCGATTTCGTTTTTCAATTGTGCATTTTCGTCGGAAATCCCTTTCATCATTTCGGCAACGGCTTCGATTGACCGCGCGAATGACTCAAGTTTTCCGTTTACGATTGCCTCAACATCAATTGCCGACATTGATTCGTCAACCGTTTCGGTTGTCATTTCATTTATCTTTGTAATTACGGCGCTTGCAACGTCGTATGCTTTTCCCATTTCCAAACCAAGTTCGGACGCGATTATTTCGGTCACACCCTCCAAAACCTCGGGTAATATTTCACCGGGAACCGCTTCAAATTCTGCGGATGTTTCTTCGGTTGTTGTTTCCTCGGAACCCCTTTCGTCAACTACTTCGGAAATAAATCCATCCGCGTCAACGGTAATTGTAACCCCCATGTAATCGCCTCCGAGCGCGTGCGTTCCTTCGGGTGCTGGGATTCGACCTTCATCTGTTACGATGAAAACTTGTTGACCAACTTCCAAAGATTCAAATTCAATGGTTGTTTCGCCGTCTAATAAGGTTGCCGTTTCAAAGTTAACTTGAACTTTTTCGGCATTTTCGAACATGGTCTTGATTCGACCAAGTTCGTTCATAACTTTTTCAAATGCGTTCATTTATAATTGTTTTTGTTTATTATGTAATCTTGTTCGAAATTACAATTCGCCTAATTCCTTTAACTTGGATTCGGTCCATCGCAACCCAGCTTTTCCGCCCCACATCAAATAAGAAATTGTGCCACAAGCGGACGTGTCGGATTCGTTGTAATATGTTTCGGCGCGCGATAAATACGAATACATTCTTTTAATAACATCCAACGAAACGGTATCGCGGTTCGCCAACGTGGTCGCGCGTAAACGACCAACCCGCGTTGCGCATTTATTCCCGTTCTTTTCGTTTAATTCAAGTCCACGTTTTGCGTTGTTTGAAACGGCTTCCGGGTAATCGTTAAACATTCGGATTCGTTCAACGTTTCTTTTCCATAGTTCGATTTCTTTTAAAATCGCTTCAAATTCTGATTCTTGTGTCTTGTCGGTTTCGATTAGATTGAAAACCCCCTCGATTGAAAAACCGTTGAATTCGCCATTCTTTGCCCGCTCAAATAGTGCTTTGTCCGTTACCTTATAAGACACAATCCACGAACCGTCGTTTGCATCTTTGAAACGTTCTGGAGCCGTGAATCCCCTTGCGTTGTCGATTTGGTAACTCATAATCATATAAACCCCATCAACAACTTTGTGCGGATTATGGTCAAGGTTTACGTTATTGAAATTGTTACGCCTTGCGTAATCGAAAATAATATCTTGAATCGCTTTTTTTGTAAAGACAACGTAATATTCCTCTTTGGATTTTTCGTCGTATCGATAAATCGGTGTATCGCATGAAATCGCGATTCCCGTTATTACTTGTTGTTCATCGTTGAATTCGTAGGCAATTCGCTTGTTGAACATTTCAAAGTTCTTCTCGTGTGCTGGGAATTCAACCATTGCGTTGTACGACACCGTTGTTTCCAGATCGTCCAAGTCAATCATGATTTCGTATATTGGTAATTCTTTTCTCATGTTGTTATATTATGTAATTTTGTTCG